TGATCGGGTGATGGCGGTTTCGCAATCTGTACAGTCCGAGTTCGATATTGCACTGGCGGGGCCACTGCAATTCCGGGAGCTGAGGTAGGAACCTCAGTTGCCAGGACGAACGGGACACGGGGCGTGACAGTTGGTGTGGACAGACGGCCTTTACGGACTGAAGCTGAGACCCACTCGTTGAAATCTTTCTCATTGTCATACTCAGAATGCCACTCAGGCAACACAGTTGCCTTAAGGTGTTCTAAGTAGAGGGCCCTGAGATCGAGATCAGGATGTGGAACAACTCCATCTTCCGTAATAACCGTGCCTTTCGGGTCTGGCTCGTACGCAGCCTCTAGTCGAGCATTATACTCTTCTAGCGTCTGTGGGCGAAACCACTGGCCATCCTCCTGCCACCACCCCTCGGGTGGACAGAAGACCTCCTCTACCACCTCCTTCACTTCTGGAGCTGCCTGAGGCAATAAGATTTCCTCTAGCTTAGTACGAAGGTCCCGAGCGGTTATGACCACATCCAAGAACGACTCGCGGTATACCGTCTCATTGAGGGAATCCACCACATCACCGGGTGTTGTGGCTTCAATCCCCCCGTGAGACGATGCCCGATCAGCCGATCTAGGTGTCGTGCCATAATGTTCACGATCTCTATAGACAGTCCCTAACCTCTTAGCCAGAGCTATTAACTCTGAATAAGAGTCTAGGTATTCAAGTATGAGTTTAACCTCAGACTCGAAGAATAATCTACAGAGACCTTGGACCCGAGTCATGGAAGTCTTATATAGGGAGGTTACCGATTTTAAAGGCAACCAACCTTTTAGACCTTTATAACCCGGCCCCCCAGGACCGTAGAACGTAACTATGTAGTTACGCAACCGTTTCGGGAGACTGAAGAGTCGTTTCGATGCTGAAGCTTTCGCGCGATACCCATATCCCAGGACAGATAGCATCTGCCCGAAAGATAGCGAGTATTTACGCGTTAGCTCCAATAGGCCAGCAAGAGATTGCCGGCCTACCACAAACTCAGCAAAGGGAACCATTGAAACGTTCACTCCGTTAAGGAATGTACGCTTCGCAAATTCCAATGCTGAGCCTGATGTTGAAATCAGGGACTTGTGGTCCCCAATCCCGACATCTAACGTTCTCATTATCCCAGCGTATTGCTTGGCCACACAGTCACGAGCTATAACTACGTCGTCTCCCAAGACGGCGTAGCCCTCGTACCATGGTTTATCAGCGGTAAGTACGCCTGCCTTAAAGGCAGACCACTGAACGATTGCATGGTGTAGAAAAGCCAGCATCGCCCAAGAACTGAGCGCACCCATGGGTTGTCCGGTAGCATACTGGACGAATCCAAGCTCAGAAACAGTCTGTTTAGGACCATTCCCGAACTTGATTGTCTTTGGACAGTGATACTTCCGACCAACCATGAGGCAACCCCACAGCTCTGCCCCCCAACTTGTTAAGAAGGGGGACAGTAGTACCTTTTGAAGTACAATGGGCAAACGGTCGGTGGCAGCTGACAAATCAAATGAGTACAAGGAAATGGTCTTTGAGAATTTCTTCTCATTAACTTCCTTCCAAGTAAACAAATGACGTATCGGCCGCTCCTGATCGAATGTTCCATCCTGTGGTATTCGCTCCAGAAGACCAAAAATCGCTTTATGAAGGCGATCAAAGATCCACTGTGTCCAAGGATCGACCATGGCAAACACCCGGACCTTACCAGCTGGTTCCGGTTTGAACCCAAGTTTCCCGAGCCAAGTAGTTGCTTCGAAAGGGCATGATGGCCCTCCCGAGGATAAGGGAAGAGAATCCTCCCAAACCCACAACTCTTTGGCCCAGGACTCTATCCGGTTCAGAATCCACTGATTAGACGTCATCTTACACCAATTTTGCAAAATTGGGTAGAGCGGACTGTGTAACCATGTGTAAGCTGAAGCCAAGATAGAGGCAGGTGATGTGCTCTGAGCTCCGCTCGGAACATTAAAACCTCGCACCGAAGGTCCCGACTTAGAAATCAGGAATGGCTTGGCCCGGAGTCCCTTCATAAAATCCAATGGACCCTCGCCCTCTTCACTCCATAGTGCATCCGTCACAGTTCCATCCTTATGGAACCGTTTCTTCAACACTATGACGAAGTGGTTGAATACAAATTGACTAAATTTGTATGTCATAAGAGGATCTCCACCGTACTCTTTCGTAATCGTACTTATTTTCAACGATCCTGGAAAATCTAATACTCGGTATAAGCCGAATAAGGTTGCCCAGAACCGTATAGTCCAAGTATGACCCGATCGAATACGTGCTCGATGAAGAGCTGGAATCACGGAAGGGATCCCACCATGCGTTCGACCGACTCGGGCCCCGAAAGGCGTCAAGTCGTGTAGTCGTTGCCCGCCTACCACCTGCTGGAGCATAGAAGAACAAGCCTTGAGATAAATCACAAGGTACTTGATTCCTCCATGTTTGTACAGCCGATGGTAAGTGGCTAACGTAGTGATTACCACTTTGACAACTGAAAGGTTGACTCTCCGTCCCAGCAATGATATACATCCTAAGATATGTACCACTGCTGGACGCCCAAGTTTTACCTTGAGCATGGCATTAAGAGACGAATAGGAGCTTAGCAGTCGAGAATACGCACGACCAAGCGTTCGCTTGATGTTTGTGTTTA